TCCTGCTCGGGATGCTCGGCCTTGGAGGTATGCGCACATTCGAGAAGGTCAAGAAATGAGCACGCTCACCAAGGGATGCACGCTCATATCATGGATCGCTGAGTTGCTCAAAATAGTGCTGCAGGAAGAGGGATGTTGCAACGAGCACGATCTTTTTTACGACCAGGGCGGGTCGCTGCGAACAAAGATTTTTGCGGATTTGCTCCTGGCAAAATGCGTCATAGCAATCAACGGCGGCTGGCAGGGATGGGCAAAGGCCGGAGTCGGCCTGCTGGTGCTCAGTGTCAACCCGTACAGCTATTTTGTGTTTTTCAGGCGTTGAAGAACGTCCAACCCCCGCTGCCCGTGCGGAGGTGATCCAAATCTATCATGTCGGTGACGTTACCGCAATGATCCTTGTTTTACCGGGCGCGGGGATATTTTTCAACTGACAAGGATTTCTTGACAGTTCAGCGAACAACACCGGGCACGCCGGTTGAAATGCGGCCCAATGCTGAGAATGCACCAAGCCCAGGCGCACCATTCCCGGTTACTTTTTCGCCGGAAGGCGGAACGAACCCGACGCAAGCCGGGGTCTGGGTAAAGGCCCCGGCAACTTTAGGAGGCACATGCACCGACGCAGGAAGAGGATGCAACGAAAACTACTCGGATACAACTCTTGCAGAGTCGGCGCGATCATGTGCCAGGAAAAACGCAACTGCCAAAAGAGGCGCAAACATGCCGCCAAGACCGCATAAGCCCTGCCGCAAGCCAGGCTGCAACCGTCTCACACAGGACGCCTCGGGCTACTGCGAACAGCACCAGGAATGGGGTCGGCAGAAGGCCGAGGAAGCCTTGGCGAAGCGGCGACAGGTCGCAGACGACCGGCGCGGCACGGCGCACGGCAGGGGCTACGACCGGGCATGGGCCAGGGTGCGCGGTGCGTTCCTGCGGGCTCACCCGCTTTGCAACCGCTGCGGCAAGCCATCACAGACGGCGCACCACATCAAGCCCGTTGAAGAGGCTCCAGAGTCGCGACTGACATGGGACAACCTTGAGGCGCTGTGCCGGGACTGCCACGAACGACATCACGGAAGGAAGAGATAATGGCTAAGGGCCGCAAGAAATTACCGGACGCGCTGAAGCTCATCAAGGGCACGGCCAGGCCGCACAGGGGCAAAACAGCCGACAGCCAGGACGAGAGCGCCATGGTGGCGCCGGAGGGTCTGGCCGAGGCCGAACTGGCCCATTTCGAGCGCCTGGTGGCCAAGGTCGAAGTGCTCGGGCTCAATTCCGCGACCTATACCGACGCCATCGTGCTGGCCGTCAAGCGCATGTCTGAAATCGAAGAGTGTGACGCGCTGATCGTGACCCACGGCCGCGTCATCGAGTCGGAAACTGACCGCGGCGGCAATCCCATTCTCCGGCCGAACCCGGCTGTGGCCATGCGCAATGAGGCTATGAGGCACCTGCAGTCCCTTCTGGCTGAGTTCGGGCTCACGCCGTCGAGCATTGGGCGCGTCGGAGTGAAGAAAAAAGATCCGGTCAAACAGCAAGGGTTTGGGGGGCTGTGAGAGAGATCCGCAAACGCCGCACCCATCCGCACTGCCGCCGCGCTACCAAGTACGCCAAGGACATCGTGGCCGGGAAGATTCCGGCCTGCCGCCTGACTGTTCTCGCCTGCAAAAGATTTCTCTCCGACCTTGAGATCAAGCGATGGAGACTAAACAGGGACCGCGCTGAAAGGGCCTGTGAGTTCGTGGAACTCATGCCCCACGTCAAAGGCAAGTGGGCCGGTAAGCCGCTCATTTTGGAGCCGTGGCAGTCGTTCATCTTCGTCAACCTGTTCGGGTGGGAGAACGCGCAGGGCCTGCGCAGGTTCCGCCGCGCCTACATCCGTGTGCCCCGCAAGAACGGAAAGAGTGCGATAGCCGCACCAGTCGGCCTGCTCATGCTGACGGTGGAGTCGGAGCCAGGAAGTGAGGTCTACTGCGGAGCCACGAGCGAGGCACAGGCGGATGAAGTTTTCCGGCCGGCAAAAGCCATGGCCGAGCGGGCGCGAGGTTTCAAGCAGACGTTCGGGCTGACCATCGCGGCCAGTTCCATTTTCCGCGAGGATGGGTTGTCGTTTTTCAAAAAGCTGATCGGCAAGCCCGGCGAGGGTCAGAGCCCGCACTGTGCCATTCACGACGAATTTCACGAACACAAGACCAGCGAGCAGGTAGATTCGATGGACACCGGCATGGGCGCCCGCCAGGAGCCCTTGCAGTTCATCATCACGACGTCTGGTTTCGACACGTCGAGCCCCTGCAAAGAGTTGGACGACTATGCCGTCAAGGTGCTGGAGGGCGCGTTCGAGAATGAGCAGTTTTTCGCGCTCATGTACGGCATAGATGAGAAGGACGACTGGACGGATTTCGAAGTCTGGAAAAAGGCCAACCCGAACTTCGGCGTGTCCGTCTCCGAAGAGTATTTGCGCGGGAAACTCGCCGAGGCCATCCAGCGCACCTCGCTCCAGAACACAGTCAAAACGAAGCACCTGAACTGTTGGGTGAACGCTGGCATCGGCTGGATCAATATGGCGAAGTGGAACGCCAACGCCGACGAGGGCCTGGAGCTTGAGCGCTTCGAGGGGTGCAAGGCGTGGGTCGGCATCGACTTGGCGTCCAAGATCGACCTCACGGCCATGATGATTCTGATCCGCCACGAGGATGCGTGGTATCTGTTCGGCCGCTACTATCTCCCCCAGGACACCATCGACCTGAAAGGCAACGAGCACTACCAGCGCTGGCAACTCGAGCACTGGCTCACAGGCACGCCTGGCGCCCGCACCGACTACGCATATCTCGAAGAGGATCTGTTGCGCATCTACGAAACTCTCCAGGTCCAGGAAATCGTCTACGACCCCCGCGAAGCAGAATACCTCATGCAGTCCATACGCGAGCAGGTTTCCTGCCCCGTGGTCGAGATGACGCAGTCGGCCGCGACCTTGAGCGAACCCATGAAAGAGTTCGAGGGTGAAATTTGTGCAGGGAAGTTGCTTCATTGCGGCGACCCTGTGTTGCAGTGGGCGGCCGGCAACGTGGTCCTCAAGGAGAGCCGCAACAAGCTCTACTACCCGGCCAAGCAGAACGTGCAATCGAAGATCGACCCCATCGTGGCGGCTGTCATGGCCATGGCCAGAGCAAAAGCGCAGGTTGACGACGGATTCGCGGGGCTGGTTGACGTGACACAATTCATCGGCGGTGAGCAGTGAATTTGAATCCATTTCGATGGTTTAGCGGGAAAAAACAGCCCGAAAACGCCTACAAGGACGTCGTTTCCGAGGAAAAGGCCATCGAACTCCTGTTCGGCGGTTACGGTATTCCGACGACGGCCGGCATGGTGGTAAACGAGCAGACGGCCATGCGGATCAGCGTCGTCTACCGCTGCGTCTCGCTCATCGCCGGCACCATCGCGAGTCTCCCATGCGAGATCTACCGCTACAAGGGCGGCAAGTCCGAGCTGGCCGAAGATCACCCTGCATACTGGCTCCTGCACGACGAGCCGAACCCGCTGATGACCGCGAACACCTTCTGGAAAAATTTTATCTGGTGGGCGCTCATGCGCGGGAACGGGTACGGTTTTATTTCCAGGACCCAGCTAGGCGCGCCGACGGCAGTAACCCTTGCACCTCCGCAGTCAGTGACGACGAATTATGGCCCTGGCAACACATCCCTGCTTTACGACATCGCCATGGTCGGGGGCGAAGTCCGCAGGTACGAGCAGACAAGCGTCCTGCACTACCCTTTCATCGGCTGGGACGGCAAGCAAGGCCGCAGCCCATTGGAATGCGCCCGCGATGCAGTTGGGCTGGCCGCAGCGGCTCAGGAATTCAACGAGCGGTTTTTCAGCCAAGGCAACGCCGCTGACATCGCCATGGAATTCCCCGGGAACGTCAATGACGACCAGATGAAGCGCATCCTCGACATCTACGCTCGCAATCGGGCTGGGCTTGAAAAGCAACGACTTCCGCTTGTGTCTACTGGCGGGGCCACGATTAAGCGCCTCGACTTCGACGCCGAGAAGAGCCAGCTCGTGGACGCTCGCAATTTTCAGGTTGAGGACATTTGCCGCTTCTACGGCGTTCCGCCTCATATGGTCGGTCACACCAGCAAGAGCACGTCCTGGGGCTCTGGCATCGAAGAGCAGACGCTCGGCTTCGTGAAATTCACCCTGCGCGACATCCTGAAGGGCCTGGAGCAGGAAGTGAATCGCAAACTTCTGCGCTCAGCCCGCTTCTACTGCAAGTTCAACCTCGATGCCCTCTTGCGGGCCGACAGCAAGGGCCGCTCCGAGTTCTACAAGGCGGCCGTGGGCGGCACGCAGAGCCCAGGCTTCATGACCGTCAACGAGGTCCGCGCTTTGGAAAATCTCCCGCCGCTCGATGGTGGTGAAACGCTTTTCGTCCCGACGCCGGCCACGGCGCCCGAGAAAAAGGAGGCACCTGATGCCGAATAGTTTCAAGCCCATGTCCGCCCGCGAACTGCTCATGCAGTCCGAGCGCGAAGCCGAGGCGAGGAAGATGGAAGGAAAAGCCGTCCTCGTTTCCCCGGCTCCGGTTTTCGACGCAGCGAAGGACGAGGCAACGGTCTACGTCTACGACGCCATCGGCGGCTGGTGGGGCATCGACCCGAAAACGTGGGTGCCGGACTTCGCCGCCATCAAGGCCAGCACCATCCATCTGCGGATCAACAGCCCCGGCGGGTCTGTTTTCGACGCAGAGGCCATGCGCACAGCAATCCGTCAGCATCCGGCGAACGTCATCGCCCACATAGACGGCATGGCGGCCAGCGCAGCCACAGGTTTAGCCATCGCGGCCAATGAGGTCGAAATCTCGGACGGCGCCATGTTCATGATTCATCATCCCTGGGGATGGGCCGCCGGTAACGCCGACGAATTGCGTGAATACGCGGATCTGCTCGACAAGGTGGATATATCCATCGTCACGGCTTACGCCAAGAAGACCGGAAAGGATGTGGCCGCCATCGTCGGGTGGATGGACGCCGAGACGTGGTTCACCGCGGCCGAGGCCCTGGAGCATGGTTTCGTGGATCGAATTTTCGAGGCTGAACAGACCGACGGCGACGAAGGCGAAAAAGCCATCGCCGCAATGGCTGAGTTGGAAAAATTTAAGATGAAGGCCCACAGGGACATTCTGAGGGCTGAATTCGCCGTGGCGGATCTCTCCGCGCAACCGTAACCCCATGTGAGGAAAACCATGGAAGATACCCTGTCTTTGCGGGAGAAAATGGACGAGAAGTCCGCCAAGGCCCGCGCACTTCTGGCAAAGGAAGACTTCAACGAAGAGGACATGAAGGCCGTCGATGCGCTGAACAAGGACATCGAGACACTCAAGTCCCGCATTGAGAAGATGGTGCAGCTCAAGGGGCTTGCCTCTCCTGAGTCGGCTCACGAATCCGCAGCCCAGGCCGGCAGCATCACCATCACCAATCAGCCCCCGGTCTACAAGAACCTGGGCGAGCAGATGCTTGACGTCCGCGAGATGACCCTCGGCACCGACATGAAGGCCAAGAGTGCGGCCGCCGAGCGCTTCCAGAAGGTCGTCAACGCGGCCTCCGGTGGCTCTGTGGGCATCGACTCCGAAGGCGGCTACCTTGTCGAAACCGACAAGGCCGCCAGCATCCTGACCACGGCCATCGAAACCGGCGTGCTGGCTTCCCGCTGCACCGTGCAGCCGATCAGCGCCAACGCCGATTCGTTCAGCTACCTGGCGGCCGATGACCGCGACCGTTCCACCGGCAAGATGAACGGCATCCAGGTCTACCGTAAGGCCGAAGCGGACACCATGTCCTCGTCCGGCAAGGCGAAGCTCAAGGAACGGGAACTGCGCGTCGAGGACATGTATGGGCTGATCTACGTGACCAACCGGATGCTCCGCGACGCCCTGGCCATGGCAGAGTACACCAAGCGCTGCCTGCGCGAGCAACTCGCGTTCAAGCTCGACTACGAAATCTGGAATGGGACCGGCGCCGGCCAGTGCCTCGGCATCACCAAGTCCGGCCTGCCCGTGACCGTCAGCAAGGAAG